GGTCACAGCCGCTTTGCCGGGCCGGAATATTTCAGCGGTCAAATGCCGCGCTTACCGGCTGAATTGCAGCAATACGCGAGTTGATGGGCGCTGGTATGGCAAAGCCGACGCCACGCTGCGGCAGATGTGGTCGGATGGCGCTACCATTATGGAGATTGCGGATCGGTTGGGCGTAGCTCACACATCAGTGCGCCGCCGCATTGAGCGCATCAATCTTCCGCCGCGCAAGTCAGCGGTTCGTGCGATTGGCACCGGCTGGGCGGCTAACGATCTGGCTATTGAGCGCAGCATTCGCCAAGCCACGGCGGCGTTCGAGCGCCATTATCGTGACGTAGCAGCCAAGCGGCGATGGCATGTCTGGAACTATGCAGCGTAATGTTTTGGCGGCGGGCCTAAAAACCCGCCGCTTTTATGTGCGCTTCGATCTGGCGCTTGGCATCGTCTGCACCATAGCAAACCAGCACCGTCTGGCCGATTGATGCTAGGTAAAGGTGCCAGCTTTTTTGATCTGGCGACAAGCGCCCGCCCTGTGATCGCTTCATTTCCACCCACAAGCCCCAAGCCGGCACAAATAGATCGGGAACGCCACGGCTAACGCCTTCGGCCTTCAGCTTGGCCGCAGTGGCGCGTGATCGCCAGCCGCCATTCGGGATCGCAAATATGCGAACATCGCTAAACTTGCGGCGGAACCAGAACACGATTTCCCGCTGTTCTTCATGTTCAGTGGGTAGTGGCTGCGCCCGCTCTTTCAAAACGGCACTTCCCGACTTTGCACATCGTATGGATCGTGTTCCTTCCAATCCCGACATGCGCTTGGCGTTCCCTGAAACTGATCGGGTGGCGTTGCGGCGTGTTTGTGGCAATGGTTCGATTCCCGGTGAAAAAAGTTGCAATCCCAGCATAATTTAGGGCGGCCGCATTCCCAAGCAATCAGCGCGGCTGGTTTGGCGGCTTGGCTCATGATGGCTCACTCCCACACCATGTTCCGCATTCGGCATCATATTCCTGATCTGGGTCTAGAAGCCGCAACAAAGGCTGCCGCTGCACAGCATCAAGCAGGCCGGCGTAGGAGCGGTCGCGCTCAAAACGTTGCCCGGCGGCTTCCTGTGCTATCCACCAATCCGCGCGCGATGGTTCGCGGCGAATGATAGATTGCAGGATGCGTGCGCCTTTAAGAAAACACAGATCGCAGTTGCCTTCGTATGGCTGCAAGCCAAGGTCAAAGTCTTGCTCAGACCAAAACTCCATCACGTCATCGCGCGTCACCTTCGCGTCAAACAACGGCATGGCGCTTTTCCAGCGATGGCCGCCCGATTCATTTTCGTTTAGTTTATTGCGAACGCGGCGGCTTTCATCATAGCGCAAGCCGATGACATTTGCCCAACGCTCCCAGCCCAACGACCGGCAAAATGCCTTAATTGGCTCAACCTTCAACTCCCGGCTGCAAAACCTTTGCAATGGGTTTGGGAGCCTGCCGCGAAGGGCAATCAAGCCCTCAAACGGAGTGCCAGCGCGGTCTGCAGAATTGAAGCCGACTTCTGCAAAGCGGTCTGGCATTGGCCGCCACTCCAACCACCGCACGCGCACGTTCCACCGTGTCGCGCACTCATGAACGAATCGCAGCGTTTCCTCACGTTCCTTGCCGGTGTTTGCAAATGTCACATGCACATCATCCGGCAGGCTGCCGCCGTGGGCTTGTAGGATGCGCCACAGCATGTAGGCGCTCGTTCTGCCACCGCTGAACGAGATCAGGGCCGGCCCTTCTATCTTAAATGGATCGCTCATCCCCATAGCCTCCCAATGATGCGATAATATTTGCCATCGCGTTTGTATGTGATGCCGGTTGGCGGCTTGCCACCGCTTAGGATCGCCGCAAAACCGTCTAGCGTCATGGACGGCTTAAGTGCAACGCCGGCATTGCTGGCGATGATGCCAAGCGTGGCCACCGCTTTCTCCCCGGCATAACCTTCGTGGGTGACGGTAAGATATTCCTTTACGCCAGGATCGGACAGCGCACCGTAATAGGTCACTTCCAACATATCCTTGCCGCTGGTTTTGCTGGTGTGTTTGCGCCAGCGCCATGACGTGACAGGCATTTCGGACGGCGCAAATCCCATAATATCGTCGTTGTGCAGCCGATAGGTTTTAGGCTCTGGCGCGGGAAATTCAGAGCCACACGCCGGGCAGATTTTCACGCTGGGATGGCATAGCTCATCGCAAAACTCACACACTTTCACCGGAGCTTCACCGTCGCCTTTGCCGGTTTTGGTTGGCGGCTGCACAGCAGTGATCGGGCCGTGTGTAGCTACAACGCCGGCAAAGTCTAAGACTAAGCAATCAGCCTTGCCAGGCGCAACGCGAAGCCCGCGCCCGGCCATCTGCACATAAAGGGCCGGCGACATGGTGGGCCGCAGCATCGCAATCAGATCAATGGCCGGAAAGTCGAATCCGGTGGTCAGCACCTGGGCATTGGTTAGCGCCTGAATCCGCCCAGCCTTGAAGTCGCCGATCATCCGTTCGCGTTCCGCCTTTGGCGTTGTGCCAGTCACGCAATCGGCTGCGATGCCGCGTTCGTTTAGCAGATCGGCGATGTGCTGGGCATGATCAACGCCAGTGCAAAACATCAGCCAGTGCTTGCGATCCGCGCCAAGTGCCATGATTTCAGCCACAACGGCAGAATTATTGCTTTCGGTATCAACCGCCGCTTGCAATTCGCTTTCGATAAATTCGCCGCCGCGTTTGTGGACGCCATCTAAGTCAAAGCGGGCCTTCGTCACCTTGCTGCGCAGCGTTGTCAGAAACCCCTTGTAAACCAGTTCTTCAATCGTCACCGGATCAATCAGGCCATCAAATAGCGCCGGCTTGTCAGTGATAAGGCCGTGGCCTAGGCGGTAAGGCGTGGCTGTCAACCCGATAACACGCAACGCCGGATTGATGGCCAGCAAGGCGGTTAGTAGCGTTCTATAACCGCCCTCATCCTTGTGGCTGACAAGGTGGCATTCGTCGATAATGACAAGATCAACATGCCCCAGCAGCGAAGCCTTTTCGCGCACCGATTGGATGCCTGCAAACGTAATTGGCTCCCCAAGTTGGCGTTTGCCAATGCTGGCGCTATAGATGCCCAGCGGTGCGCCAGGCCAATGCTCCCGCATCTTGGCGGCGTTTTGTTCGATAAGCTCCTTCTGGTGCGTCAACATCAGCACCCGCGTTTCCGGCCAGTTTTGCAGCCCTTCCTTGCAAAGTGTAGCTACAATGTGGCTCTTGCCAGCGCCGGTTGGCATGACAAGGCAAGGATGCCCATCGTTTGAGCGCATCCAATCGTAAAGATCGTCAATGGCGCGGCGCTGGTAATCACGAAGCATTGAATGAACCCGCCAACGCTTGCACAGTCTCATCCAGCAACTGGCGTGATGTCAGCCCGCCAACGCCATTCCGCAGGCGTGACTGACCAATTTGCCAAGTGACCGACAAGCCGTCATCGGAACCTTCCATCTGCCACGGCACCAGATCGGGATGGAAAACATGGTCATTACATCCGTCATACTGAGCTTCTGGCGGGATCGCCATGTCCCACCGGGCGCAGTGCCAGGTTGAATCCTCTTTCGGCGTGGCATGGGCGCATGTGCGGCAATTCACTTCTTTGGTCGGCTGTGACTTGTGGCACATCGCCTTTGCGGGACACCAGCCGCATTGATACCATGTCGGATCGGTGCTGATAGGGGGGGGCATCCTGTCGGCTAACGTGATGGCCCGGCCTTTGGCAATGGCAGCATCGGCAACATCTTTATCAAAGCGCACCCGTTCACAGTGCAGCCGATCATCATCCTTGCAAACCGCCACATAAAGCGCCCGCGTCAAGCCAAGCCCGGCCATATAAACTTGCATCTGCACATAGTGCTGCCACTTGGACAGGCGAACGCCTTTAGCCGCCAGATCGTCAAATGACTTTTTGCCATGCGTCTTAAACTCAAGCAAATGCTCTGTCTTTGGCGCTTCTGGGATGCCAAGCCCAATCCCGTCAATGCTGCCGCTGACATGCGCGCCAAAATCAACGCGGTTTTGCTGGCCATGCACAGCGATGCCCACCGCTTCCAGATCGGCAATAATCGTCGCTTCCTCGCTATGGCCACGGCGGAACAAGCGCAGGGTGCGGCCTTCAAACTGTTCGACAACAGCCCAGCGAAACGATAGCCAAAGCCACCGATCACAGTGATGGCCTAGCAGGCTTGCGCCAAGGTGCTGTCGTGGCCGTTCACGCTTGGCAGCGTGATGAGCATCTATCAGGCTTGCAACGGCACTTTGATCGGCTATAATGACTTCCGGCAGCTTTGCCATGTTTGTCTCCTCCCGTGAACAACTTGGGGCTGGCTCATCACCAGCCCCATTTTTTTGTTGTTACTTTGCCCAGGGCGGCTTGGCGCTAGTGGCGGCAGCCGGTGCGGCGGCAGCCTTGGCAGCAGACGGTGCGGGAAGCCCACCGCCAGCCAGAGCGCGATAACCGCTGACTTCGTTGCGGGCTTGGTTATAGCCGCGCGCCACATCATCCGGCGACGGATGCTTGATCTTCACCTTGATCTGCAACTGACCACCAACAAGCTGGTCGCTATCTTCAACGCGAGGCAGGCCGATGGCGCGCATGATCTCGCCAAGCTGCTGCCGGCCAATTTCTTCGGCCTTGGCGCTTTGGTTGCGAATGTTGATCGCCGCAAAGATGACCCGGCCCTGATGTGTCGGCCCGGTGATGTCGAGGCGCAGATCAATCTTCGTGCCGGTGCCGGATTTGGTCTGCCCAACTTCCGCCTTGGCGATCATTGCGCTGTAAAGCCCTTCGGGCAGCAATTCATATTCGCCGCTGTTGCCTGTGGGCAGATCGTCGGCGTTAAAGCTCTCTCCAAGGTTAGCCATTGTCAGATTTCCTTCTTGCTGATGTTAAACGTAGGACGACCTGGTGTTGACGTGATGGCGTCAAGCAGCGGTTCGGTGATGGTTGCAGCGGCAGCTTTCCATGCCGTTGCGTTTATTTCAGGTTTCCAGCGGAAAAGGCTGGGCAGATGATCGGCAAGCCCATGCTCTGCCGCCAAGGCTTGCAGCTTGTCCGAATCCACCTTGCGATTGATGCGGCCAACAATCTTCACCGCATATCCGTCGCAGTCAAAGTTGCTGGTGCCGTCAAGATTGGCCGGCAAAGCCAACTCAAACGCCATTGCATCTTCCAGATCACGGCGAGTCTTAATGGCGGCTTCTTCAATCGCCTTGGCGTTTAGCCATTGCTGATAGATTGGCACGGTCACTGCATAGCCTCCATTGCAAGGACGTAGGCGGTCACGCTAAACAGCAAGCAGGCAAATATGCTCCCCCAAGCTGCATTGACGTGCCGATCACGGATGTTGCCATTGATCACCGGCAAAGCGCCGATGGCGAATATCGCTTGTGCGATAGCGAGGGCGATTAGCATGGTTACACCGCCTTCCGGTAACGTGGTTGCAGTCTGGCATGAGATTTAGTGGATTCGCTTCTGCCTAGACCGCATATTTCAATGTCGCCCGCTTTTAGTGCGCTGCGAATGCGGCTGCCAATAGCGCCACCCCATGCGTTATGATGATGCGGATTTCCGCAGCCGCCAAGCAAAGCAAAGATTCGGATTTCTTCGCCAATAAACGTGCGGCCATGCGGCACATTCTGCAAAAACACGTCAATTTGAGCATATGCAGACTGTTTCCATTCATCATCTGCGGCGTCCATGACCCGCGCAATGCCCGCATCTTTTGCGGCAATGCTGGCAAACATATCAACTTGCATCATGACACACTCCCAATCTTTGCAATGATCGCGCCGAGGTCTGGCGCTTCCCACTGAGACAGCCTGCCGCTCCGATCCTTAGCCTGCCAAAGCCCATCACTGTCGGTCAGCAAGGCACGGTGTGCGTTGCCATCGGCATCACGTTCGACACGCAGCGCCATCACAAGGTCGAAGAAATAAGGCAAACCTTGCGTTAGGCTCTTGCCCGGCATGGAGGCATTGTAAAGAATGCGCCCCATCTCATCCTGAGATTTTTCCAGCTTGGCGCTCATGTAAACATGCTTGCCGGGCAGATCGCGGAAGGCGCGGATTAGCTCATTCATTTTTGTGCTAAGTTCACCGTATGCCGCGCGGCCATCTTTGTTGGCTTTGAGTTCAGCGTTCAAAACCACTTCGGCAACTTCTGACAAGCTGTCGATAGCCACCGATTGAAACGCCTTGGCTTCGTCGCTGCCGGTAAGCCACGCATAGGCATCGTGCAGATCGGCAAGGCTTTTGACTTCGATATAAGGCACATCAGCGCCGGCAATGCTCAACAAGCCGGCTTCTGCACTGATTGCGACCACATTAGGCAAGGTCGGGATCAAGCTGGTTTTGCCAGCGCCCGCCTGTGCATATACGCACAGCTTAACACCATTGGCGGATAGACCGCCTGTTCTCTTTAGGTTGATAGCCATTGTCTTTCTCCAGCACCGCAGTCGGCTGATCCGGTCGCGGTGTGATTGAGGGCTTTACAGGGCATGAAAGCGGTTGTAAAGCGGAAAAATGCAGAAACGGAACGGAGCCGCAAAAAATGCTAACGCTTGATGAAATCAGGGCCGGGCTTAAGGATCGCCAGCCTGGCAAGGTCGCCGCTGCGGTGGGCGTCCATCCTACGACGATTAGCGCCATCAGGGAAGGCCGGCGTTCGCCGCGCTATGAAGTGGCTAAGGCGCTGTCAGATTATTTGATGGGTGGTCTCAATGCGAATTGAGACGATAGGTGCGGCAACGCTCTATCTTGGAGACTGCCGCGATGTACTGCCGACGCTGGGGCCGGTCGATTGCATCGTTAGTGACTTGCCATATGAATTGGAATCCGGCGGAAACTCGACAGGAGAAATGGGCGGAAAGTTTGCGCGCGGCGTATACGATAATAGTGGTTCGATTATTCCGGTTGATATAACTTTTGCCGAGATTATGCCGCTTGCGGCGCTCTGCTTACCGAATGGCCATGCTTATTTCATGGTCAACAATAGATATGTTGCCGAAGTGCAAAACGAAGCATTGGCGGCGGGTTTCAGGTTTCACAACTGGCTGGTCTGGGACAAATCGACCGGAACCCCAAACCGCTGGTATATGAAAAACTGCGAGTTTACGTTGTTCGTATTTCGCGGCGCTGCCAAATATATCAACGACTGCGGTTCTCGCCAGCTTATTAAATGCCCCAACGTGATCGGCGGTGAGCATGAGACGCAAAAGCCTGTGCCGCTGATGGGGCATTACATCGGCAATAGCACACAACGAGACGAGATCGTTTTAGACCCCTTCATGGGCAGCGGCACCACTGGCGTTGCAGCCGTTCAGATGGGCCGCAATTTCATCGGCATTGAGCGCGAACCTAAGTATTTTGACATTGCCTGCCGCCGCATTGAGCAGGCACAACGTCAAGGCGATATGTTCATTGAAAGGGCGTCAAATGGCTGATCTTACCAACATTCTTGGCGGCGCATGGTCACCACCAGCCGCGCCGCAGTATGATCCACCAGAGGCGCAACTAGCCGCCGCGATGGAGCGGGCTGGCATAACCCCGCCGTCACATATCCAGCTTGATGGCAAACTGCATCGTTTCAACGGCAAAACCAAAGGCAAGCCCGGCCATGATGTGCCATCGTGGTATTGCGCTTTTGGCGATGGCGTTCCGGCTGGGCGGTTTGGTGATTGGCGTCTAGGTGTTGAAATTACATGGCGCGCCGATGTGGGCCGGACTTTAACGCCAGCAGAAGAGGCGATCAATGCGCGGCGTTTGGCGGAAGCGAGGAAGGTGCGAGAGGCTGAATTGCAACGCCAGCGTGAGGTTGCATCAAACACGGTAGAAGATATTTGGTCGAAAGGAATGCTGGCAGAGTCGTGGCATCCATACCTTGAGCGCAAGGGCATTGCTGGTCACGGTTTGCGTGTTACAGGCGACGGTCGCTTAATGGCACCAATCTTTACGGCAGATGGCAATCTATCCAGCTTGCAATATATTCAAAACGAAGGCGAAAAACGTTTTCACCCTAGCGGCCAAACAAGTGGTTGCTTTTGGATGGTTGGCACAATGGATGAGCCTGGGCCGCTGTTTATCGCAGAAGGCTTTGCCACCGCCGCAACCATCTTGGAATCGACCAATCGGCCATGCGCCATTGCCTACAGCGCCCACAATTTGCCAAGCGTAACAGGCGCATTGCGTGATCGTTATGGGAGCGGGCAAGAGATCATTGTTGTGGCAGACAATGACAAGTCTGGCGTTGGCATGGCGTATGCAACGCAAGCTGTTGCAAAGCATGGAGGCCGCGTGGTGATGCCTCCGCAGGAAGGCCAAGACGCCAACGACTACCGGGCGGCTGGTGGTGATCTTAAGGCGTTGCTATTGCCGACCAGTGGCACGGAGGCCATGCGGCGGCTAGAAGTGCAGTTTGGCGATGAATTGCCAGCCGAATATGAACCGCCAGACGAACTGGTCGAAGATGTGATGGTGCGCGGCAAATCCACCGTGATCTATGGGGACAGCAACAGCGGCAAGACGTTTTTTGCGCTTGGCCTGGCTGCCGCCATTGCCGAAGGACGCGAAGCATATGGCAAACGCACCGATCCCGGTATCGTTGTCTATCTGGCGTGTGAAGCGCCTGGCAGCATCAAAGCCCGGCTAAAGGCCATTGCCAAATTTCAGAACGTCTCGCTTAAGCGCATTGCCGTTGTGCCAGTGCCGCTCAATTTTTATACCGGCGATGCAGACGCGGCTGCCGTTATTGCTGCGATCCGAGAGATTGAGGCTATCAAAGGCCAAGCGGTTAAACTGGTGATCGGTGACACCTTGGCCCGTATGTCATCCGGTGCAAATGAAAACAGCGGCGAAGATATGGGGCCGGTCATGGATCGGTTTGAGGAAATTTGCCGCGCTACTGGTGCAGCTATGCTGATCATTCACCACAACGGCAAAGACGCAGCCAGAGGCGCGCGCGGCTGGTCGGGCATCCGCGCCCATATCGACACTGAGATTGAGGTGGTGGAAAAAGACGGCCAGCGCAGTGCGACCATCACGAAGCAACGCGAGTTGGCTTCTAAGGGTGAGATCATTTATTTTAAGCTGGAAATAGTGGAGATGGGCGAAACCAAATTCGGCAAGCCCGCCACCACATGCGTTGCGGTTCTGGATGACGGCGCGCGAAAGCCGAAAGGGCCACATAAGCACGCCGAAGCGTTGAAGCTGTTCGAACGCGCCTTTTTCAACACCGGGGCCGAACGGCGGCCATTCTATGAAGGCCAGCCGCAAGTGCCATACATTACCGAATCCGGGCTAACCCACTTTATGGAAGTCAGCTTACGCTGGGATAAACGAAAAATCACCAACGCCATGAACATGAACAGCGCCACAAGCTGGGTTCAAACACTGCTTGCTGATGGCATGATCGCGCAATTTGAGCATGGCTTTGTGGTGCTGGCAGACGACCAAACCAGCGGTTGGGTGTCCTGACTTAAACTACCCTTGACTGACTTTGTGAGGTATAATATAGCCCAGAAGGGAAGGTTGGGGAGGCAGCTAAATGCTGATTTTCTACCCTTCCCTGTCCCTACATCCTATGCCCCCTGTTATTCAAAACAGGGGCAAGGAGCAAGGGCCGGGAATAGAAAGCAGCACGGTCGTTTTGAAAGGGCTGTCATGGATTTTAAGGATACGCTGATTAAGGCTCTTGGCACGGTGCAAAACGGCACCGTTTTTAAGCGCGCACAGGTTTATGATTATCTGATCGGGTGCGGCTATGCCGAACGCACGGCAACCAACGTGCTAACGCCAAGCCGCAAGGGCAGCATGATCAACACGCTTCTGGCTGATGGCGTGATCGAACATCATGGCCCGCTTGGCTATCGCATCATCAACAACGAAGCGTTCAAGGCGAGGGCGCGTAAAAACACCGGGCGCGTTTTGCGATACGAGGGCAAGCCGAAAGAGGGATGGCAGCCAATGGGCTTAATGAGCAATCCCGGAGATTATGAAGCTGAATTGCTTTTGTGCGGTCAGCGGTTTGGCAAAGCATGTTGGAACCTTAAACTTTACGCAGACGGCACAATGCCACGCAAAGCGAACTGGTGGTTGCAATACAAGAATGGCAAGCTGTTTGGCAGCGATGCAGCAACGCTCAAAGCCAACATGCCGGATGTTTATGAAGCCGTCATTGAGGACGTGGGTGAAATTGAGGAAGCGCAATGACAGATCACATAAATCCAGATCACTACCGGCAAGGCGATGTGGAGTGCATAGACGCTCTGGCGGCTGCGACGGCGAACCTATACGGGATCGAGGCCATCTGCACAGCCAACGCGATCAAATATCTTTGGCGCTGGCGTGAGAAGGGTGGCGCTACAGACTTGGGCAAGGCGAAGTGGTATATCGAACGGCTGATGCGAGAGGTGGTTGCGGAAAGCGGCCAGAAGGCTTAATTTGAGCGGATGCAGCCCGTAATTAAAACTGAGCAAAAACGCAAAGTCGGTGACGGCACTCCTGGCCCTGGCCGCCCGAAAGGGTTGCAGAACAAAACGACCGTTACGATCCGCGAAGCGATCCTAAAGGCGTTCGACAAGGCTGGCGGTGCGGATTATCTGGCGCGCATGGCAGACGAACAGCCAGTTGCGTTCATGGCGTTGTTGTCTAAGGTGCTGCCAACGCAAATCAATCTTGGCACCAAAGCCGATGGCATCAAGATCGTGATCGAGCGGGCAGCACCGGCCAACGGTGACGATGCTAAAGTGATTGACATAAAGCCGAATGCATGAGGTGAAAATCCAGCTAACGGAGCCGCAAGAGGCTTTCGTTTTCAGCAAGGCCCGTCACCCGGCGATGGTGGCCGGCTTTGGCGCTGGCAAGTCGGAGGCTGCCGTTGTGCGGCTGGCGTTGCTGGCCCTGCAATATCCTCGCATGGACTTTGCGTTTGTCGAACCAACCTTTGACCTGGTGCGGCTGATTGCATGGCCGCGCTTTGCCGGCATCTTTGAACGCTGGGGAATCGGCTTTGAGCTAAACAAGGGCGACAACATCGGAACGCTGGAAAACGGCAGCCAGATCATCTTTCGTTCAGCAGACGCACCGGAACGGCTGGTTGGCTTTGAAGTGGCCGATGCAATCATCGACGAAATCGACACGCTTAAGGAAGCCCATGCGTCTGATGTGTGGACAAAGATGCTGGGCCGGTGCCGCCAATCAAAGCCTGATGGCGCAGTCAACACGCTGGCTGCCGTGTCAACGCCGGAAGGCTTTAAGTTTGTCTACAAGACTTGGGGCCGCGATCCGAAGCCCGGCTATGAATTGATAAAAGCGCCGACTAACTCAAATCCATATTTGCCTGCCGGCTATGTCGAACAGTTGCGGGCTGCCTATTCATCGGCGCAGCTTTCCGCATATCTTGACGGTGACTTCGTCAACCTTGTGAGCGGCAGCGTATATTCAGAGTTTGACCGGCAGGAAAACGGCACGTTTGAAACGATCCGCGTTTCTGAGCCGCTGCATATCGGCATGGACTTTAACGTGGGCAACATGTCTGCGGTTATCGGCGTGATGCGTAACGGCAATCCGATGGCGCTGGATGAGCTAACCGGCGTTCGTGACACGCCAGCCATGATCGACACGATCAAGAGCCGCTACAAAGGCCATGCGATCAACATCTATCCCGACGCCAGCGGCGGATCGCGCAAGTCGATCAACGCCAGCCTGTCGGACATTGTGCTGTTGCGGAACGCCGGCTTTACGGTGCTGGCCCATGCGTCTAATCCGCCCGTCAAAGATCGGGTGCTGGCGCTTAGTCAAATGATCCACAATCAAGGCAAGCGCCGCCTGCTAGTCAATCCAGATCGCTGCCCATCGTTGACTGAGGCGCTCGAACAGCAAGCGTATGACAAGAACGGCGAACCAGACAAGGCAAACGGGCTTGATCACTTAAATGATGCTCTAGGCTATTTCATATTCTACAAATATGGCATATCACGCGGGCCAGTTCGCTTCGCGCAGATCATGGGCGCTTGATGCCTTTGCCGCGCGGCGCACCTTGTGCTAATGTGGCGGGCGCAAT